TCTTTTGTCAAAATCATGCTATGCTTCTTTCTGGTCATTTAGACCAACGTTGGCGCGCCAGTGATCTTCATTTTCACGGCGGCGGTCAATGCCCCATCATGCGGGGCGGACGGCTCGAAGCCGGTTACAAATGCGGTAAATGTCCAGGTTACAGCGGGGACGGATGGAAACACCAACGTATAACTTACCGATGTTCTCAAATTCAAATCAGAGAGTAACCCGCCTGCCGCATATTTATGAGTAGCCGCGCCAGGGTCATACACAATATCGAATGACACTTCACCTGAGCGCAAAATTGTAGCAACAACCTCTTCCCATGCGCCCGAACTATCATGCGTGGTTACGTCCTCAGTATCCAGCGATAAGCCGGGGCCTGAGATGCTTTGCACGTTGGCGATGGTTGTGCCAGCGCGTTTTAACAGAGTTCCAAATGCAGAATATTTAGCCATAGTTATTTATCCTTATGCCAAGACTGGTGCGCCCGTCAATTTCAGTTTGACAGCCGCCGTTAATGCTCCATCAAAGGGGGAGCCGGGTTCAAAACCTGTAACATACGCCGCGAAAAGCCATTCAGTTGTATCAGGGAAGACAATCGAAAAGCCAACGGGAATTGACTCGTTCATAAAATACACCAAGCCCGTACTGGCATCATGCGTACTTTCAGCAGGATCGTAGACAATATCCAGCGATAACTCTCCGCTTCGCAGGATGGTTGCAACGACTTCTTCCCACGCGCTCGCGCTGTCATGCGTGGTCACATCTTCGGTATCCAATGACAGACCCGGCCCGCCCAGGCTTTGAATATAAGCCACTGGTGCGAGTGTCTCGCCCGCGTGTGTAGCATCGCTTGTCAAATCTTGCGTTAGCCCCGTTGCCGTTCCTGTGTTGAGGGAGATATTCAAAGTAATATCTTCCATTGGAATTTTACGAGTCAGAATGACCTTATCGGTTGCGCCGCTAATGTCAAACATTGCCCTGACAGGTGCGGCGGTTGCATCGCCAATTAAGAAATCACGGATGGCGGCGGCAGTTACAGCGGGTAAGCCTGCATCGGCGTGGATTGAAAGAGTGAGCGGCGAACCCGCCATGCCTGTGGCGGTTATGATAACCACCAAATCGCCATGAATGGTAATCTCTCCTACCACCGTTGCGGTTTCGATTTGCACATCGCCCGCGCCCATGTTTAGTACAGTTCCAAAAGCTGATTGTTTTGCCATAGTTGTTACCTCATACTCTTACGAGTTTTCTAAACGTTTAGTCTAAGTGCCAGATTATATAATCCGACATGCAACGAAATAATTTTGTATCTGGTTCGTAGGTTGGCGTTTCACTGTTCACCAACGCGGCTTGTATCGTCATGGTAGTGTAACTTGTATCTGTGCTGGTCCCGGCAGTGGTCAAGCCCGTGCAAGTTCCATTTGCTATCGAGATATTCAAGTTGGATATGATTGCGCTATTTGTCTTGGTAAGCGTCACGGTTGCGCCACTTCCGCCAACGGTCAGAAAGCTCGTGATAGCCGCAACACCGCCAAGCGCCGTCCGTATCTTGCCAGCCACTACTGAGGCGGTATCTGCCGCCACTACTGCCACGTTGGTTGTAATGGGAGAACCAGTCACACCCGTACAAGTGACAATTACCGTCGCATTGCCTGAATTGACAATCGTTCCGAGTACCGTTGCTGTTTCAATCTGCGAGCCGATTGAGCCTGTCTTACCATTCAATGCGGCGCGGATCTGGTCATTAATTGCCTTCGCGCTTGCGTAGGTGGTCGCCCAGACATCGAATTGAAAGCGGGGGTTAGCCAGTTCGCTTCCTATTCCGCTTGTATCATGTGTTAAAGTTCTCGGCGTGTCTATCCGCTGAAATGTCACGCACGGCAGGGTAGCACCTTCGGGAATTAGAAACGGGTATATTCGAGTAGATACGAGCGCCGTCAAGCCCGAATAATTAGCTAAGTAACTATAAATACTTTCGTCAATAACTGTCATGTTGTTGCGCTCTCAATTTGTTGTTTGGCAAACCTGCGAATGGTATCTTTTATCTTCGCTTCGTTGTTATCGTAGGCAGGCCGCATGTAGGGGCGGGGCTTCATCTTGCTTGTTCCAAACTCCAAAAATTCGGCATACACTACGCCCGTTCCAACTTGTGACCATGCCTCAGTTGCGCTACTTGACACCAACTCGGTATTAATGCTATTGACTAATAATCCGGTATCCACTGCGGGAGTTTCACCGGGGGCGCTTGCTTGGTGACCACCGTAAACAATACCCGTATGTGAGGCGGCAGACATACTTATTTTGACGGCTGTTTCAAGCACGAACCCGCCCGCCATGACTGCCTTGCCGAGCCTGTCACCAGCCATTGCGTCAAGCACTTCTTTGACATTTGAATGTACGATCTTCACTTTGGCGGTCATACATCCACCGCCTTCAATGCACAGACATAACCCATCACGCCACGATCCTTTATTCCTACGATGTGATAACGCCTGTCTGTAAATGAACTGCTATCGAAACGGCCTGTGATGGTTATCGCGTCGCCTTTGGCAGGCGTGGGGAAAGTAAATCTAATCTCAGCATCCACTACCTGAACATCGGCAAACTCGCGCCAATTCTCAGCACTTGACTGGTCGGTAAAACTGCAAGCAATGGCAGTCGTAGACTCTGTGTAAGTCGGTTCGCCGTATGTGTTCGGAACGCTTGCGGTGCGAGTAATGTAATTCGCCGTATCGCCAAAGAAGCCCGCAACCGTCCTATCCTTCAAGCGTGTTACAAGGCCAGTGTTTGCTAATCGCATTATGCACCGTCCGGGTCTTCATACACACCATCTTCATTCTCGGAACTATCGGCACGGTGCGCGTGCGAGATGGTCGAAGCGGCGGAAGCATACGCGGCTATCCCGAACTGCTGTGCTTTTTGCTTCAGCATATTCTCAAATCCCTTGCGCGCTTCGGCGTTACTGACTGACATCCAATCCAGGCGGAAGTCAGGTTGCGAGAGTTGAGTAATGATGTACTTTATACAGGCAATCACCGCCCCGCCAACAGAACCCTCAGACGTTATCAGCGCGTTAATGGTTGCATCTTCCAGATAGGCGGCGTTTGTATTTGTATCACCAACGTGGAAACGCACTTTAGCAAGGTCTGTCGAAAGGTCGGCGGCAAAAGTATAGGTCATATCAACTCAGTGTATAAGAAGCCGCTAATGTGCCTGTTGGCGTGCCGTCATTATTCGAGCCGCCTTGCGTGAACAGAACATAGTCAATGCCTTCGATGTACCAAGTAAAGTAATAATTTCCTGTGGCAGTCACGCGTACCTTTTCAGCCACGAAAGTGCTAACGCCTGCGGTAGTAGACCATGCGGCGTTTGGGTGGTTAGTTCCTGCTGTCACGCGGCGGGCATTTAGAATGATGTCCAGCCCAGTCTCGTCACCTTTTGTGTATGTGAAAAACAGGGTTATATATTCGGCGTTCTCGGTTCCTATTTCAGAACCCATCGCCGTTTGAGTTGTCTTTGCTATCGTTGTAGCCGCTTGAATTATTCCAGTTGCGCTCATGTGACTCCTTATAACAGCGAATAGGACGCGGCCAGTGTGCCGTCAGGCGTTCCGCCGTCCGCTACTTCGGTGAATGAAACATAATCTATCGCACCTAACAGCCACTCATAACGATATGAGCCGGAAGCGGTCAAAGAAATAGATTCTACTGCCGCCGTATTCACTCCGCTTGATTCTGTCCAGATGCGTGATTGGTGCGCCGTTCCGCCCGTTGTTCTGTAAGCAAACATCTTCACTATTACGCCTGTTTCATCGCCTTTTACATAGGTCAAATACAAATGTATGTATTCAGCGTTTTCAGTACCGATCTCAGAACCCAACGCGCCAGCAACGGCGGTTATAACGGACGCGGCTTGCAGTATTCCTGTTGCGCTCATGCTGTCACCTTTTTCTTTTTCTTTGGAGCGACAATTCCTTCATCGAGCAACTCCTCAATAGGTTCTTCTATGGGTTCCGGGATGGGGTCAGGGCGTACCAGTCTTATATCACCGCTTGCCAATAGTTCGGCTATGGTGGCTGGTTCGTGAGTAAACACATCGGGAACAGTCGCCCCGGCAACATACGTCTTTCCAGTTTTCAGGCTGGAAAATTCCCTTTTGAATTTATAAGGCATGGGAACATCCTTTAAGGGGCGGACTTGCGCCCGCCCCATTAGATTAACTTTCCACTACTGCAATAGCTAATAGACCGCTTGCGGTTTCATTGCCATTGGTATGGGCGTACGTCTTTGATAACTGGTCAGACACCGCCGAGACTTTCACGAACAGATTGTTCTTGCCACGGAAGATAATCTGGTGGTAGGTATCAGTCGCGCCGTCCACAATGCCATAAGCCAGGGACGCATTACCGAGATTTTGGAACAGGCAATCCTCAAACTGCAATTGCCATGCCTCGGAGGTGATGCTAGAATCAATATAAACCGGGACATGAGTGGTCGTATCTGACCAACTTTGAAAGTCACAGCCTATAAATTTAAGACTGTTGGCGGCCGTCTTTAATAGCAGACCATAATCTGCCGCTGTACGAGGGTTGGTCATCTGCCCAATACTACAACGAACAAAGGCGTTCTCTGAACCCGTCACCTGTAAAGCCCATGAAGCCGCCGTTCTAGACGAAGGGTTCATAAAGAAGCAGTTATCGAAGCGGTTGCGTAAACCTGAAACAACCGCCGAACCACTTGCGCCCGTTGAAAGTTCATTGTTAAATTGGATGTTCTTGAAAACACATCCAGAACCCGAAATCGTCATGGCCTGAGTTAACGCGGTTGCGTTCAATGCAACCACGCGGCATCGTTGTCCTTTTCCGGGCACGCTTGACGAAGCACCAAGCAGGTGAGTATAGTTCTTTGCCCAGTCAAAGGCGGCGGCGGGATTGTAAGCCGTCGCTCCACCGATGAAGATTACTCCATCATTATAGGCATCCCGACACTTGTCATAAACGGTCTTTAAGTTACTGCAAGCAGTTTCAGGGGAGGTGCCATCGGCATTAGCCGAACCGTGAGTCGGGTCGCAGAAATACCACCTACCGCCCGCAAGTAGAACGGGGTCGAATGCACCAACGGGGACACCGCCGAGCATGTAAACCATATCAGCAAAAGTTGTCATGTCAGACTCCTTAGCTTACGCTATGTCCGTAAATCCAGCGGAAGTCATCCCATCCAAATGAGTAGCGCATGTATCCA